GTTGGTATTGCATTACACCTAGACCTGCTACTACTGCTGCTGTCCAACCCATTAGAACAACCTCGCATATCTATAATGGTCTGAACCATCAAATCCGTATTTCTTCATTAATCCTTCTTCTTCTAATCCTAACCATTTAGCAAACTTCAAACCCATAGTAAAATCTGCTCTTACTGCTGTTTGTACTCTTACTATTTGATGTTCTTTTGCCAATCTTGCAAAATTCTTTTTAATAGCTCTAGCAATAACTAATGGATGATTCCAAACTTTATTACTTGCCAATACCCAACCCTCTGCAACTCCGTTCCAAATAATTTTCATTCCAGCAGATGCAATAGGTTCATCATTAATAAGACAGGTATAAGCTAAGCCTGTTTGTTCTAATTCCATTGCTTCTCCTTCAAACATTGCGTCTTTATCCATAAGAACATGGTTCATCTGGTTAGCTAGAATAATCTTACCATGTTTTGAAATATAAGGAACTATTTGTAAAATATCTTTAATCATTGGTTTGTAATTCTGGGTATAATGATAAAACAGTTAAAGGTAAAGGTTGAGTTTGCCTAACGAATATAAATCCATCTGTATCATAATTACCTCTAAATTCTACTGCTTTGTCTCCTGTAAAGGTAGGTATACCTTGATCCATCACATCTGCAGATGTACGGAAAGGTATTCGTTCCATATCAGAAAGATTAGGTCCTACTTCTACCCCTATACTTTCATATAGTCTTACAGTAATATCATAAATTCTTTTTGTTTTTCCTTGTGATGTACCATTCTGAGAACCAGCGTCTAATCTCATAGTTTGTAAAATAGAACTATATCCTAATCCTACTTTTACATTTGTAGATGCTCTATCTAAAGTAACTACTCCAGCAGTTACTACTTTGACAGGATGGGTTGCACCATTAGCTAAGATGTGAACTGTTTGACCTTCTAAATGATCTAATCCAGAAACAGTAGAAACAGCAGTTCCACTATAACTTAATGCACTGTCTAAATAATTAAAGCTAGTATTATCAGTTTCTACAAAATCAACATTGTTTAAATATTCTACATATCTTTTTGTAATACCATTAACTGTTCTTTTAATAATAACCCAAACTTGGTATTCAGCGTCATCTGTTGGTATCACTGCAACGCTTTCACAAACTACTTTACCTTGATTGGTTGCAGTAAGTCTAGCAGTGTCAAAACTAGAGGCAGTTAAGTAACCCAAGCCTGTTGATACTACTTCTGTAATAGTAACTACATTAGTAGAAACAGTGGCTGTAAAATCAGTATTTGCATCAATAAGAGTTTTTAAATTAATAGCTGTTTGGTTGTTGCTAGTAGTCGTGTGAAATAAACCAGCAGTAACGGCAGTGGCAGAAGTGAAAGTAGTCTTTTCACCATTTGATTTATTTAAAACAATTCTTGTTCCATTAGTAATGTTTGCATAATCTGTAACTGTAATAGTAGTTGTTCCGAAGATACCACCAAAAATATGTCTGTGCCAGGCTGTTACTTGTTGTTCTCTTTGATAAGTTAATCCTACTAATTCTCCATCTGCTCTTGCAGCATAAATAATTTGATTAGGTTCTTGTTGGTAAGCGAGTTGAATTAAACCACCCTCTGTAACGTGTTCTGCAAGGATAGTCATGTCAGGAGCAAGGTAGCCATCTACATCAAAGTTGTAAGCTAGTTCTCTGATTTTTCTTTTAGCTCTTTGCAAGAACAGAGTTGCGTTACCTACTGCTATAGCATCTACATTGGCTGAACCATGATTAGATTGTTTCTTAATAAGAATGTTGGTTGGAGTAACTGCAGAATCTGTACCTCCACCTGATACTGTAAATTCACCTCCTGCTGTACCTATAATTAAAGTTCTAGTCGCAGTCATAAAACGAATTGCATTTACTTGGTTGGAAGCAATCGTATAAATAATAGCATCATCATCAGCTATAGTTCCTCCAATGTTTGCATCCATGTTTTCATAGTCTCCAGACTTAGAAAAAAATATAGTTTGTGGTTCAGAGGTTGTTCCAGCAAATATTAATCGTTGTTCAAAAAAAGTTACACAAGAAGGATGACCTGTAGTATCGCTAAATGCTCCTAATGACCAATCCGCATTAGCTGTAGTATTTGCTATAGCTGTAGTAATTGTAACAACTACAACTGTTGTGCTTGTTCTAGCTGTAATTTCTGCATAACCAACACCTATTCTCATTTGTCTGCCAACATCAGTTGTTAAAAAACCAGAACCACCATTAATTCCTGTGATTGCAGAGGCGGTTACATTTACACCACTACCAACACCAGCAGAAGCTGGAGTAAAAGTTGTTGTAGTTATATTTGAATCTAAGAATGGTCCATTAGTAAAAGATATTTCATCTAAACTCCAAGTCGTATGACCTGTTCTTGATAATTTTGATGCTTCGTGAGCTGGATGTGTAATGTACATAACATCTGCAGACTGTGCAAATTTAATATCAAATAGTTGTGCGGTTGTGTAAGGAGTAGTAATTTCAAATACTTTATTAGAAACTCCATCAGAAACATAAGTAGTAAAGCCAGTGCTATCTGTAGTTACTCCCTCTTTATTAGTAAGTTCAAATGTGTTGGTTGTAACTCCTGCAACTAAAAATCTTTTGCCATTAAGCTCTGTCATTCCCACTACTTCTGTAATAACAACTTCGTCTCCATTAGAGTAACCATGAGAATTAGAAGTTACTACTGCAGGATCGGCTTGGGTAACATTTGTGATTACTTTGTCTGCTTCTAATACTGAACCATTGTCTTTGAAGACACGAATTTTAAGATTAGAAAACTCAAGCATATAGGTTTGAGTGGTAGAAAATTCAAAAGGAATAAGTCTTGTTTTGTTAGCACTGTTTGCAACTTCTGCAACAAACGATGTACCTGGTCGTCTAGCAGCAGCACCATGAGGATATACAATTAAATTTTCTAAAGTCTTACAGCCTGAAGTATATTTAGTAAGATCATTACGACCATCTAATCTAGGAGATAATTCTCCTCCTGTAAAGTTGGTAAGCTGTACCGCAACTCTAGCCATAGATTAAAACCTTGAATTGATAAAAGTACCAGCATCAAGAACATCTGACATTCCTAAATCTGGTGATACATTTTGACCTTCTGTAGAATCTACAAATCTAGCATCTCTTAGTTTGTTCTGAAATAAAGTATACATATTCTGGGTAACAGGATTAGAAGAAGTAACTCCATAAGCAATGTCTGCACCCAATGCGGCAGATAAAGTTTCTCTTAGTAATTCATCATACTCATTAGGATCGGTAACTCTTGCAACATATAAAATCTTCATAGAAGAAGTGTTGCTTAATACTTTTCTACCCTCTACTTTGTAATTAGAATCATAATCTAAAATAACTAACAATCGTAAGCAGTCTGCAGGTAAAGTATATTGGTAACTAAAACCCCAAGCTGGAGCAACTGAGTCTGCTGCTAGTTCTATTCTTTTTTGTAAACAGTTCCATGGGTGAGATCTAAACAAAGCATCTCTTACTTGAGTATATCTTGAATTACAAAGTCTAGCGTTTTTTGAATCTTCTGTTAAGGAAAGAATAGTTGTAGCTCCTAACTGATTTAATGCTCCGTTACAAATGTCTACAATAGATGCCATATTTTTTATAAATTTCTTTTTGTGTTAAACCTTGTTCGTCATTCTTTTGCTTAGTTCTGCTATTAATATTTAATACATCAATAACTTCAACTAAAGCATATCTATACACTTTATTATCGTCTTGCCACTGAAAATGCAATAATTCTTTAATATCATTATATATATCAAGATTTCTTGGATCAAAATCAGCTATTGTCATTTGTAATGATATAATTTCTTCTTAACTTCCTTGGTGTTAGGGATTTCCAAATTTCTTTTTCTGTCATCTCCCACTTATCATCAAATCCACAATGAGCTTTGGAAGTGTGCTTAAATCTATCTACTAATACATACCTGTATACATAATTGTCTTTTTTAAAATGTAGTACAGGTTTTAACTCTTTTATTTTATTCATAAAAGATGGGGGATTGCTCCCCCACCTAGACTATTGATTAGTCTTTAACGTATAACATTTGCAACTGAATAGTACCAGTACCATCAGCACCTGCTAAGGTAACTGTAACTGGAATACCATCTTCGTCTGCATCAACTACACTATTTCTACCTAAAGCCATAGTGTCTGCTGCAACAACTGTTGCTGCAGAAGTTGAAGCGGCAGCCGCTTTATATTCATCCACGTCAAGAGCAACTGTTGCTCCTGAAGAGTCTGTATAAGCACCATGTCCAACTGCTATAGTAGTACTTGCACCAAGAGCATCATAACTTACTGATCCACTTAGAACTCTAGCACCATTAGGTATTGTAAACATAGTTAC